ATCGCGGCCGAACATATTCAGAAGCGACGTTATTGAAGATGACAGAATCAAGGAGAAAATGGTGGGCAGCCCATCCAAAGCAAAATCAACAGAGCGGGTAAAAGCAATAATCAGATTCATTGAACTCCTGAAGGTTCCTTCCGGAAAAGGAGAGGGTAAGGAATTGAAACTAAGACCTTTCCAGAAGAAATTTATACAAGACATATATGGCCCTGTAAAAAATGACAAGCGCGTAGTGCGGAGGGCAATTCTAAGCATGGCCAGAAAAAATGGGAAAACTCTATTAACGGCAGCCCTCGCCCTCGTCCATCTCGTCGGCCCGGAAAAAGTAACAAATGGGGAAATTTACGCCGCAGCAACAGAGAGAGAACAGGCCGGGATAGTTTTTCGGTATGCCGCGCAGATAGTGAGAGCCGAGCCGTTGTTAATGCAATATATCAAGATAGTTGATTCAACAAAGACAATGGTTGCGTTTGATTCTGGTTCTGTCTTTCGGGCAGTCTCTGCGGAAGCCGGGACAAAGATGGGCTATAATCCAAGTGTAATTATTTATGACGAGCTCGCCCAGGCGAAGAACCGCGATCTTTACGACGCCCTCGATACCTCCATGGCCGCCCGCCTTGAACCCCTTTTCATCGTGATCAGCACGCAGAGCAACGACCCGCAGCACATCCTATCGACCTTGATCGATGACGGCCTGTCCGGGCGCGATCCGTCAACGGTCTGCCATCTCTACGCCGTACCGGATGACGCGCCGGGCGTCTTTGATGATGTAAAGTTGTGGAAGCTGGCGAATCCGGCCCTTGGTGATTTCCGGTCACTCTCGGAAATGCGAACGGCGGCGAAGCGGGCAAAGCGGATGCCCTCGTTTGAATCGAGTTTTCGCAACCTGTATTTGAACCAGCGCGTCAATGCGGTGGCGGCGTTCGTTTCGCCTAGCACGTGGAAGGCCGGTAATGCTCCGCCGGCGGAGTTGACCGGCAGGGTTTATGGCGGGCTTGATCTGTCGGCAACGACTGACTTGACCGCGCTTGTGCTGACATGCCGGCCGGAAGGCTTGCTGCATGTCGTGCCATATTTCTGGATGCCGGCGGATAGTGTTGAAGATGCGGCAAAGCGTGACCGCGCGCCGTATGATGTTTGGGTCAAGCATGGTTTCCTGAGAACTACACCGGGCAAGGTGATCGATTACGATTTCGTCGCGCGTGACATTGGCGAGATAACAGCGGGGCTGGATATCGCTGAGATAGGCTTCGACCGCTGGCGCATGGACCGGATGCAGGGCGCGCTGGATCGGCAAGGGGTTACCCTTCCGCTTAAGGCGCATGGGCAAGGGTTCAAGGATATGTCCCCGGCGCTCGATGCGCTGGAATCTGATCTGTTGAGTGAGGTTGTGCGGCACGGGGGGCATCCGGTGCTTGCAATGTGCGCGGCCAATGCGGTCGCGGTCAATGATCCGGCGGGCAACCGCAAACTGGTGAAAGACAAATCGACCGGCCGCATTGACGGCATGGTTGCACTAGCAATGGCGGAAGGGGTTGAAGCGATGAGCGCAGAAGCACCCGCCGCAGTCTCCCCTTGGGATGATCCAGAATTCAGCATGGTGTCCGCGTAATGGGATTTCTCGACGCGATAGGCTGGCCAAAAACGCCACCCCTTGAACAGCGCATGATCACAGAAATCCCCGGCATTGATCGTCCGGGCTTCAACTGGTCAAGCGTGATCGGGATGGGCGGGACGGACTTGCCGGTTGTCACGATTGACAGCGCCTTGACCGTGCCAGCCGTTTTGGGTGCAGTATCGTTCCTGCCGAGGTCACTCGCCGCGCTACCGCTTCACGCCTACCGCAAGACAGCAGACGGCCCGGTCAAGATCGTGGGTGGTCTTGAGACAATCATTCACGAGGTCCCTAACGCCGAATGGACCGCGTTTAAGCTTCGGCAGTATTTCTGGACGCAGGTTTTCACCGGCGGGCGCGGTCTGATTTATATCGAGCGCAGCGGGTCGAACATCACCGGGCTTTATCCGATTAACCCGGCGAAGGTCAGGATCAAGCGCAGTTCGATTGGCCAGACATCATACGAGATTGACGGCAAGACCTATCCTGCCGCCGATGTAATTGATGTTCCCTTCATGCTTAAGGCTGATGGGGTGTCGCATTACAGCCCGATTGTATTGGGTGGGCCTGCCATCCAGCTCGCGCTGGCGATGAACACTTACGGCTCGCGGTTCTTTGCTGGTGGCGGGGTTCCGCCGCTTGCCGTTGAAGGCCCGATGGAGGCCGGTCCAGAAGCTGCAAAGCGGGCGCTTCAACAGATTGAGCAGTCTATCAGCGCGGCAAGAGACGCCGGCATCCCGATTGCGCGAATGCCGCCGGGTTACAAACTGACACCTATCGGTTTCGATCCCGACAAGGGGCAGATGACCGATGCCCGCCGCTTTCAGATCGAGGAAATCGCCCGGATATTCGGACTCCCGCCGGTTTTTCTGCAGGACCTGACACACGGCACGTTCAGCAACAGTGAGCAGCAAGACCTTCACTTGGTCAAACACCTTCTGGCGCAATGGATTGAAGCGTTGGAAGAGGAAATGAACCTTAAACTATTCGGGCAACGCAACGGCGGGCGATACGTCGAGCACACGCTTGACGGACTTCTGCGCGGCGACTTCCTGTCGCGGATGCAGGGTCTTGGCCAGGCTGTTCAGAATTCGCTTCTCACCCCGGATGAAGCACGAGCTTTGGAAAACCGGCCTGCCAAGGGCGGCAATGCTGACAAACTATTCATGCAGGGGGCGACCATACCGATTGACTCACCACCCGATCCTGTCGCGCCGCCCACCCCTGATGCGGGGACAAACGAGGACGATGCTAATGGAATTTGAGACGCGAGCCGGCCTGCCGGTTGAACTGCGCGCTACCGATAGTGGCGCGATCGTGGTGGAAGGTTACGCGGCTGTGTTCGATACGCCAACCAACATCGGGGGCGTATTCACCGAAGTGGTGGCACGGGGCGCATTCCGGTCTGCATTGACCCGCAATGACGATGTGGAATTCCTGATCAACCACGGCGGATTGCCCCTTGCGCGTTCTGGCGCTGGCAACCTGACGATGAGCGAGGACGAAACCGGCCTCAAGATCAGGGCTGAACTGGACCCGACCGACCCCGATGTTCAGCGCATCTTGCCGAAAATGCGCGCCGGGATGCTTAACCAGATGTCGTTTGCATTTCAGGCGACCGGCCAGCGTTGGGATACTTCAGCGGAAGGTCTGGACGTTCGCACGATCACCGATTGCGTTCTTTACGATGTGTCGATTGTGAATCGCGGGGCCTATCCGCAGACCTCGATTGCCCTGCGTTCGCGCGATGAAGCAATGGAAGCCGCTCGCAAGGAGGCGGAAGAACGCGAGGCCAAGAAGGCCCGCGACCTCTACGCCCTTCGCAAAGCTGAAACCGAGCATAAATTTCGCAAGATCACCTAGTTTTCCCGGCGACCGCCGGAGGCCCGCAGGAGCTTCCTTCCCGCACCGTAGACCCGCCATTCCGGCGGGTTTTTTAATGCCCGAAAGGATTGAACATGTCTCTCACTGCCCTTCAGGAGCAGCGCGGTCGCCTTATCACTCAGGCCCGCGAAGCACTCGACGAAATCAAGACCAACACCGACGAAGCACGTTCGGCTGAACTCGAGGCCCGCCATGACGCGATCATGAGCGACTTCGACAAGATCGACAAGAACATCGAACGCGAGGAAAAGCTGTCCGCAGCCGAGGCCCGCGCCGAAGATGCCCGCGCCGCCAGCCGTCCGAACCAGTCGGGCGAAGGCAAGGGCGCTGAGGAACCTGCAAAGCCGGAATACCGCGATGCATTCGTGGCACTGGCCCGCGCCGGGTTCGATCTGCAGGAACTGTCCGCAGAGCAGCGCGCTGTCCTGAAGGCAGGCATCGTCAATAATGTTGAAGTCCGCGCACAGTCGACGACTGCCGGCGCTGGTGGTTACACCGTCCCGACCGAACTTGCTGCCGTGGTTGACAAGACCATGAAGGCATGGGGACCGATGTATGACGAAGGCATCTGCACCGTTCTGAACACCTCGGGCGGCAATCCGCTCGACTTCCCCAAGACGGACGACACGGCCGTTGCCGCTGCCCAGCACACCGAAGCTGGCGCGATGACCGACGATGGCGGCGTTGATGCGACGTTCACCAAGATGACCCTTGGTGCCTTCGCCTATGACACCGAATGGGTTCAGATCAGCATGGAACTGTTGCAGGACAGCGCCATCAACGTCGAACAGTTCCTTGGCGAACTGCTTGGCGAACGTCTGGCCCGCCGCGTCAACAGCGAACTGACGGTTGGCGATGGCACCGGCGACCCGCTCGGCATCGTTGCGGCCTCGGCTGCTGGCAAGACCTCGGCATCGGCCACGGCGTTCATTGCGGACGAACTGATCGACCTGCTGCACTCGGTTGATCCGGCTTACCGGGCATCGCCCAAGGCGCGCTGGCAGTTCAACGACACCACGCTGGCATCGATCCGCAAGCTCAAGGATGGCAACGGCCAATATATCTGGTCGATGGGCGATATCCAGTCGGGTGAACCGGGCCGGCTGCTTGGCTACAACTACAGCGTCAATCAGGCGATGGTCAACGCAGCGACCGGCACCAAGCCGATCATCTTTGGCGACCACAGCAAGTATTTCGTCCGCAAGGTTGGCTCACCGGTTATCGGTGTCCGCCGTGAATACTATTGGCCGAACATTGGCCTCGCCGGGATCGTGCGCCTCGATGGTGACCTGATCCAGGCGGCAGCCTGCAAGCATCTTGTGATGGCTTAACTGGTTGGGCGGGGCTTCGGTCCCGCCCTTCCTTTTCGGAGAATTGAAATGGCCGGCTCTTACAACACCACTGGCTATCGCAACGGCGATGGCGTCCCTGTTTTGCAGGGTCAGACTGCGGTAACGCAGGGAACTTCGACCACTACGGGCGTCACCTGTTCGGCTTATTCTGGCGTCATCACCACGTTTGCTCAGTCGAGCGCGGCGCAGGCGGTCGAGAGCTTCACTGTCACCAACACTAAGGTGGCGGCAACCGATGTCGTACTTGTGAGCATCAAGACCCA